ATATATAGTAGAGAATTTTATTAAAGTTAGGTGTGTAACACCATAAGTACCAATAAGTTAGGGGCTTAACTATTGGAATTAACATGTAATTATATAAATGTAATAAACTAGAAAAACAATGAATGTACAAGAAAAATTAGCAACTATCCAGACTAAATTTAAGTCGAAGAAATCAAGGTACAATGCCTTTGGTAAATACAACTTCAGATCAGCTGAAGATATTCTGGAAGCAACAAAACCTTATCTCTTAGAATTAGGGGTAACAGTAACAATAACCGAAGAACTAATTGCTACTGAACCTTATCCAATTTTACAGTCTACTGCATCTATTATAGACATCAAGACTAGAGAAGTAGAAAGAGCAACAGCAATTGTAGGAGTGGATGAAGAACAAAAAGGTATGGCAATGCCACAAAGATTTGGGTCCTGCTCAAGTTATGGTAAAAAGTATGCATTAGGGAATTTATTCTTAATTGACGATACTGCAGATCCTGACGCTACTAATGATCACAAAGGTGATAAGGTAGAAAAGAAAAAACCAGAATTGAAAGGTGAAGCCGCTAAAAAAGCAGCAGCCGCAATTAAAGCAGGTAAATTTACTGTACAACAAATCAAAGAGAAATATGAGATCTCTGCAGCAGTATTAAAAACTTTACAATAATGAAACAAAATGAAAAGCTTCAAGAAACTAGAGAGGAGCAAAATAATAGGGTAAGTAAACTAAGTGGTTTAGGTAATACCAAAGGAGTTAAATGGCGGGCAATGCGCAGAAACAGATCAATATAATGACTAAGAAAGAAATGGCACATATTATAGAACAACTTAAGGACGATGACAATTATTACGGGGAGTTTGGACAACAATTCTTAAGTAATTCTAACATCAGAACATTAAGGAAAGACCCATTAAACTTTGGAAAACCTACTGAATCCCACTTAAACTTAGTTAAGGGGCAGTACTTCCATAACTTAGTATTAGAACCTGAGAAGATCACTAACTTTACTATTATCGATGCATCTACTAGGAATACTAACATTTATAAAGAAGAGAGTGCTGGGGAAATTTGCTTACTAAAGAAAGAAGAAGAAGAATTAAAAGAACTCGTTGACATTATGTTATCTAATCCTACTGCTAGGAATTTAATTAGAGATGTCGATGTAGAATACGAAGTACCAGGGTTAACACAACTCGAAGGAGAGTGGTGGAAAATGAAGGCAGATATAAAGAACAATACGCAAAGTCTAATCGTTGACATTAAAACAACAGGGGACATTGAGAAATTTGCTAGTTCAGCTTGGGAATACAATTATGATAGTCAAGCCTATATCTACTCTACATATTTCAACATGGACTTTGTGTTTGTGGTGATGTGTAAGAGTTCTAAAAGACTCGGTATCTTTGATTGCTCACCCGAATTCCTGTTAAGGGGTAGAGAAAAAGTCATTCAAGCAGTTGAAGACTACAGGAAATACACGGACAAATCGTTTGATCCGCGTGCATACTTTATGGAGAAAACTCTATAAAGATTTTATTAACCTTACAAAGAAATAAAGGAAAATTATGGCTAGTATTATTAAATTTAGCATCGATCTTAACAAGATCCCAAAAGACAAAATCATTAAAGGTAAGAAAGGACAATACTTACCAATGACACTGACAATCAATGATGAAGTAGACACATACGGAAATCAAGGACCAGTGGTGGTTGAGCAATCTAAAGAAGAGCGTGAAGGTAAAGTAGACAAAGTCTATTTAGGTAACGCAAAAGTTGTATGGACCAATGGTGAGAATGTAGAAAAGGCACCATGGAACGATGCGCAAAATGGTGGGGGACCAATAGCACCAGCAGTAGCGGATGATGATGACTTACCATTTTAATATGGGGTTATTAACAGTAATTATCACGGTAGTAGTTGGCTTTGTAGTCGGCTACATTGTCCGTGGTATCGTAGAACGAAGAGAAGACATCTTTGGATAGGTGCTATACACCTTTTAATGAGTCCTTGTAGTGAAGCTGCCTCAAAAATAAGATATAGGTAAAGGTTAACCTCTTATAATTGCAGTAACCTTGAAAGACCCGAAGCAAGGACTCTTAAAAAGAGTTTTTTAATTTAACAATTTAATTAAATTTTATGGAAGATAAAGAAACAAATTTAGAAGAAGCTAAAGGCAGTTTAGAAACCTTTAATAAAACCTTAGTAAATACAGATGCTAATGGTGCTACAAAAAATGTAAGTGATATTGTATTTTGGGGAGATGGTGACACTTTTAAGTTGATATCAAAAGCTTCATCAAAAGCAGAAGGGTGGATGAAATCAACTAAAGCCATGCAAGTAGGTAAGTTAGGGTGTGTAATCCAGGTAACTACTCAACAAGGTAATAATATTGCGGAAGCACTAACCTTCGCCCCAGGCGCTTGCATCGTTGAACAAAAAGATGAAAAAGGAACAGTAGTTTCTAGATCATTCAAATAATAATTAATCGAATAAAATTACCTATGCAAGTAGAGAGACAAGAGATTAACGGGTTTGAAATAGACACGTTTAATGTGCATGGACTAGAAGAGGGTAAAACACAAGGAATTTGCCCTCTTTGTTCATCTACAAGAAAAGCTGCAAACAAAAAACAGAAGTGCGCAAGCTATGATTGGGAAAGAGGATGGGGTAGTTGTCATAACTGTAACTCCCCTTTTCAACTACACACCTTTAAAAGGAAAGGTAATCCACTAAAAACCTATGTAAAGCCACCTGCAATAGATGTAAAAACCAAAGAAATTGGTATGCAAGCAGAAGACTGGTTTAAGACACGGGGTATATCTATAAAAACCTTAACTGACTTAAAAGTCACAGCAGGTAAAGAGTGGATGCCACAAACACAGAAAGAAGAAAGCGTAATTGAATTTAATTATTTCATCGGTGGTGAATTAGCTAATGTCAAATACAGAGATGGTAGAAAGAATTTCAAACTATTCAAAGGGGCAGAGAAAGTGTTTTACAACATTGATAGTGTTGTTGGACATGATTGGTGCGTTATTGTAGAGGGAGAAATGGATGTTCTATCTCTTCATGAAGCTGGTATCGAGAATGCAATATCAGTTCCTAATGGTGCAACCTTAAATCATAACAACTTAGATTACCTAGATAACTGTATCGATTATTTTATTGGTATGAATAAAGTAGTAATTGCAGTTGATAACGATATGCCTGGTGACTCACTGAGACAGGAACTAATTCGTAGACTAGGTGCTGAAGTTTGTTACTTAGTAGATTTTAAAGAGTGTAATGATTCTAACGAGTACTTATTGAAACATAGTGGTGACGCTTTAGTAAGTGTCATTGCGAATGCCCAGCAAGTACCATTAGAAAATGTAACAACGTTTAGAGAGATTGAAGGAGATATTACTGATTTTGTAAAGAATGGTTTTAAACCAGGATTTCAAATAGGGTTGCAAAACTTCGATGATATATTCTCGACTTATACTGGGCAGTTTATAACTGTTACAGGTATACCAAGTTCTGGTAAATCAGACTTTGTAGACCAGATGTGTAAAGGTTACAATGTTCTATACGGTTGGAAAACCGCTTATGCATCACCAGAAAATCATCCAACTTACTTACATGCTCATAAACTAATGAGGAAACATTGGGAAGGCATGCCAAGAAAAGATGATATTGGTGGAGTTAAGTGGAACCAGATAGCAGACAAAGTTAATGATAATTATTTCTTCATTGACATGGATAGGTATACGTTAGACGATGTATTAAGAAAAGGAGCTGAGTTAGTAAAAAGAAAAGGTATCAAATGTCTTGTGATAGACCCTTATAATAAGGTACGAGATGTTGGTGGATCTGATGATGTTAACCGTTATACAATGGAATATCTAACGAAGATCGAAATTTTTGCTAAAAAATATGATGTATTAGTAATAGTAGTAGCCCACCCCACTAAGATGTACAAGGACAAAGAAGGAAAAATCGAAGAGCCAACAATGTACAATATCAAAGGTGGTGGTGAATGGTATGATGCTAGTTATCATGGACTATTAGTTCATAGGGATTATGAAGCGGGAACAGTGAAAGTAAAAGTATTAAAAGTTAAATTTCAGAACCTCGGGGAGAATGGTGCAGAAGCTCACTTTAAATGGGATAAATCATCAGGTTGTTATATGCCACTCCAAACCGCAGTTAATGACGTAGAAAAGTTACCATGGGAAATGTAAAATTAATTCCAGCATCGTACTATAGAAGAGATGCATCGGGATATACACCACAGCAACAAGAAGTAATCCAAAAGTATGCGGAATTCTGTATAGAATGTGATCGGAAAGAAATGAAACCTTTAATATTTAAAGATTATTTAAAACTTTAATAAATGGAAGAATTAGAAATAAAATACCAGATAATGTTGATGAATGCTATTGATAGTGGTGTTCCTAGAGCAGATAGAACTGGCGTAGGATGTAGATCATTATTTAATAAACAACTAAGTTGGGATTTAGGGACAGGTAAATTTCCAATGATAACTGGTAGAAAGATGTTTACAAGAACATTTAAAACAGAATTTGAATGGTTTATTAATGGTGAAACAAACATTAGGAGATTTCAAGATGCAGGCGTTAAGATATGGGATGCTTGGGCAGATGAGAATGGCGATTTAGGGCCTGTTTATGGACATCAAATGTTAAACTTTAATAATCAATCTATTGATCAATTAGAAGCTGTTAAACATAGCTTAAAACATAATCGTGATAGTAGACGACATATTATAAGTTTATGGAATCCCGCACAACTTTCTGAGATGGCTTTGCCACCTTGTTATTTGTATTTCCAATTTTTTGTGGATCACAATGAGCGATTGAATATGTTTGTTGTACAGAGATCTGGGGATTTGTTCCTTGGTATACCGTATGACATTGCTTTATTTTCTCAGATATTATTATATTTAGCAGAAGAGTGTAGATATCTACCTGGTAAAATAAACCTACAGATTGTAGATGCACATGTATATAATAATCAACATAAGGCAATTGACGAGTATTTAGATCAAGACCTTTATGAGTTCCCTACCTATGAGTATAAGGACAAAACGTTAAAAATAGACAATTATCAGCACGGTCCAGTAATATCTGCACCAGTTGCTGTGTAAAAACGGAGATTTATGAGTAATAATATATATATCTATCACATACCAGGAGTAAAAATTGGTGTTACAAGAAACTTGTTTAAACGAGTTACTAAGCAACAAGGCTACAAACCTGGTGAGTATGAAGTATTAGAAACCTCTAAAGATATAAAATTTATATCTGAACGAGAAAAGGAGCTTCAACGAATACATGGTTATGAGAATGATTTTAATTCTTATGAAACTTTAACAAAACAAAACAGTAAAAAAGGTATGAAGATTAATGTAACACCCGCAACAACTACATTTCCAGTCCCAATGGACAAACTTGAGGATTATCTTACGGATAATCTAGGTTTTAAATTCAAGACAGCACACAGAAAACATGTGCTTGACGATGGTACTGCAGAATGGATAGTGAAGAATGCGAGAGTATCGCACTTTAATCCCTTACGCACTTATGTGTATAACAAATCACTTGCAGCTTTTGATGAGGAGAATATGACAGAACGCCAATTCAAATCTGAAAGCTTAAAGCCATTTAAAGAAGTAGTAGAAGATACTAAACCTATATTCGTAAGAATTAGAAAATGGGCAGATGATCGCGGACTATATAAGAAAGGGGACTCAAAGACACAGGTAGTAAAGTTGTCAGAAGAAATGGGTGAAGTTTCTAGAGCTATTCTTAAGAATGACGCTATGGGTATTAAAGATGGTATAGGTGATATGGTTGTAGTATTAACCAACCTTGCACACTTAACTGGATTTACTATTGAAGAGTGTATTGAAGCTGCATACGAGGAAATTAAAGATCGTAAAGGGAAGATGGATAATGGAACATTTAAAAAAGAGACATTATAATGAGCGAAGAAAAATCACATGATCCTATTATTGAAAGAGTAGTAGATAAGATTAGAGGAAGATCTAAAGTAGGCCTTGAAAAGTATGGAGTATCTTTAATGGATGATCCAGGAAATTTAGATACTTGGTTAAACCATCTCCAAGAAGAGTTAATGGATGCGGTTAATTATATTGAACGTGCACGTGAGGAACTAAATAGAGATGTACTAACTAGTGGTTCTAATCAAGTTAGGATTAATTATGTAGATCCATTACCCGCTGCATTTAGAACATGTAATTGTACAATGGGTTGTCCTACAGGTAAATGTTGGCAAGATGGGTAGACCATTCCCAAAGAAAAGAAGCAGGAAGAAAGGACCAGTCAGAAGTAAGAAGGCATCCTATGATGGGATTACCTTCGCTTCTGGGTTGGAACTCTATATGTGGAAGACTCTAAAGAAATTTGGTATTAAAGCTGAATATGAGTCAGAACGATTTGAACTAGCCTCACCATTCATTTTACCAAATGAAGTATGGGAAAGACAAGGAAATGGTAAGGGTGCATTCATGAAAAAAGAGAATGTAAACATTCGGAGAATGACTTACAAACCTGATTTCATTATTCGCAAGCCTGATGGTGTTGCTATACAC